CCTTATCTACAATCAATTGGCACAGACACCAACGTAGATTTTGGTTACTGGACAAAAGGCACAGGCGTACATCGTTTTTGGACAGGCAGCATCGGAAACGAGCAATTTCGTATTGCCCACACAGCCTCAGCAGTTAATTACATTTCCGTATTTGGCAACACCACAGGAAGTGGTGGATATTTTCAAGCTGCTGGCTCAGATACAAACATATCAATGTTGTTTTCTGCTAAAGGAACGGGCAGTCACGTTTTTTACACCGCAGGTAACTCGTTTACTCCGCAATTTGCAGTAACCCACACAGCCTCGGCAGTTAACTATTTAAGCACCACAGGTGCGGCAACAGGCGGTGGTCCAGTAATGTCTGCTGTCGGATCAGACACCAACATCGACCTAGCCCTGACACCAAAAGGTTCGGGCGTATTGTCATTTGGCACATACACAGCAGGCATCATTGCCCAAGCAGGGTACATTTCTATAAAAGATTCTGCGGGTAACGTAAGACGACTCTTGGTTGGATAGTATGAATAGCTTAATTATTAATCGTTTTGATGCAAAAGAACAGGGTCTTGTCAGATACTTTACTGGCAAGCCTTGTAAAAACGGGCATATTTCTGATCGCTATGTGACTGATGGCAAGTGTATTGAATGTAACCGCATCAAAATGCAAAAGTATTGGGTTAAATACCCAGAAGCTGTTGCTAAACGTAACGCTTATTTACGAACACGGAAAGAACGCAATCCTGAGGCGTACCAAGCGGATCAAGAGTATAAAAAATACAGGTGGGCTAATGATGCCACATACAAAGAAGCGGGCAAGCAATCGGCAAAAGAAAACCATGTAAAAAGATATGCTAATCCAGAGTACGTTGAATTATGCAAACAAAACGGCTTAGCATGGGCTAAAAATAATCGCGGCAAATATAGGGCAAAAATAGCAAGGCGCAGAGCAGCTTTAAAAAATGCCACACCCCAATGGGTTAACCACGATGAAATCACAAAGATTTATGAAAATTGCCCAAGTGGTTATCATGTTGACCATGTAATACCATTGAATAGTAAAATTGTTTCTGGATTGCATGTGCCTTGGAATTTGCAATACTTACCTGCACATGAAAATCTAAGTAAAGGCAACAGACTTTTAGTTGGTTAATCACAGGAGCTTTAAATTGAACGAAATACCACTAAGCCTCACCCCCGAAGAAATTAACTTCATTCAACAAGTTCTAGGTGAGTTGCCATCGAAGTCGGGAGCGTACAGCTTAATGATGAAAATTAAGCAACAGTCTGACGCTTTTGCTATCACTAGCGCCCCCGTAACCCCTATCCCACAGGTGCAACTATGAACTGGTCAATCAACTCTCTCTCGGTAATGAACACACCCCTGCCCGAAACGGTTGTGATGAGCAACTTCACCATTGCTGAAGATGGTCAATCGGTTACTTATGCGGTGAACCTCCTACCCGCTGACGCTGCAAACTTCATCCCCTACAAAGACATTACCCAAGCCGAAGCGATCCAATGGACTCAAGACGCTTTGGGTGCTGACCGTGTGGCGGCGATGGAAGCTGAAGTCGATGCCTTGATTGCCGAGGCGGCTATTCCTACGCCACAGCCCGAACCGTTGCCTTGGGTCGCACCTGAAGAAGTCGAAGCGTGATTTGGTGGCTTCTCCTAATACCAGCGGCAATAGTCGGAATATTCTTCTGGCTCTGCGCGGCTGTTGATGAACAGATGAAGGGATACTGATTTTTGTTGCACCCAAAGAATCTAAGGAATATACTAATCGTACTGGTGCGAACCACCAGGACTCCTCGGAGTTACAAATGTCAGAAGAAGTAAGTTCAGCGGAAGTACCCGCGCCGACACCGGAAGTTACGGCAGAACCGGTAGTTGAAGTATCTGCGCCGGAAGTACCCGAAGCAGCACCTAAGACCTTTTCACAAGAGGAATTAGACGCAGCCATCGGCAAGCGGCTCGCCAGAGAGCAGCGAAAGTGGGAAAGGGAACGAGTTCAACCTGTTGTGCAGCAAGCACCGGTTACGCCCGAGCAGTTTGCCTCAAACGAAGATTATGTCGAAGCCTTGGCTGATCAACGTGCGGAGCAAAAGATTGCTGAGCGAGAGCAGCGCAAGCAACAAGCTGAAATACTCGAAACCTATCACGACAAGGAAGAAGTAGTTCGTGCGAAGTATGATGACTTTGAACAAGTCGCATACAACCCGAATTTGCCGATCACCACCGTGATGGCCCAATCTATTCAGGCCTCGGACAATGGCCCCGAAGTGGCATACCACTTAGGTGCAAACCCCCGAGAAGCGGAACGGATTTCACGTCTTTCGCCTATCATGCAAGCCAAAGAGATCGGGAAGATTGAGGCGCAGTTAACCGCAAACCCACCGGTCAAAAAGACTTCAAACGCACCCGCGCCGATTTCACCTGTATCAGCACGTTCCTCCGGCTCACCGGCATACGATACGACTGATCCACGCTCTATTAAGTCAATGTCTACTTCCGAGTGGATTGAGGCAGAAAGAGCAAGACAGGTAAGGAAGCACGAAGCGCGCAACCTCCGCTAACTTATTTTAGGAAATTATCATGGCAAATAGCATTCTAACCATCGATATGATCACACGGAAGTGCCTCGAAATCCTCGAGAACAACTTGGTGATCAGTCGCAACGTCAATCGTCAGTACGACGATTCTTTCGCCATTGAAGGCGCAAAAATCGGTTCAACCCTGCGTATTCGTCTACCTGACCGCGCCTTGGTGACCGACGGTGCCGCCTTGCAAGTGCAAGACGACAACGAGCAATACACAACTTTGGCTGTTGCAAGTCAAAAGCACATTGGCGTGAACTTTACCTCTGCCGAACTCACCATGCAATTGGATGATTTTGCAGAACGCGTTCTCAAGCCCCGTGTGTCGCAATTGGCATCAAGCGTTGACGCTGACGTAGCTTCTGTCTACAAAAGCATTTACAACGCAGTTGGCACTCCTGGCACGACTCCTTCGACTTCTGCTGTTCTGCTTGCAGCACAACAGAAACTTAACGAGTTTGCCACCCCCATGAGCCCACGTTATGCGACTGTTAACCCAGCCGCCAACGCCGGTTTGGTCGAGGGCTTGAAAGGTCTGTTTAACCCAACTGGTACTATCAGCCGTCAATTCAAGAACGGTATGATGGGCGAAGGCGTATTGGGCTTAGACGAAATCAATATGTCACAGTCGATTGTTCAGCACACCACAGGTGTTTCGCCAACTGCTCCAATCGTGGCGACTGCGGTGTCAACCCAAGGTGCAACATCGCTTGACATCAGCTTCACAAGCGGCTCACCCACGTTTAAGATTGGTGACGTGTTCACCATTGCTAGCGTGTTTGCAGTCAACCCACAAACCCGTCAAACAACTGGCTCGCTGCAACAGTTTGTCGTAACTGCTGACGTAACTGTTTCGTCAACAACTACCGCAACGCTGACAGTTCAACCACCTATGTATACCTCGGCTAACGCCTTGGCTACTATCAATGCGTTCCCAGCCGCTAGCGCTGTGTTGACGTTCTTGGGTGGATCGGCAACAGCCTACCCGCAAAACTTGATCTATCACAAAGATGCGATCACGTTAGCGACTGCTGACTTGCTGTTGCCACAAGGCGTTGACATGGCTTCGCGTCAAGTGCATAACGGTATTTCGTTGCGTATCGTACGTCAGTACGATATTAACAACGATCGTATGCCTTGCCGTGTGGACGTCTTGTACGGTTTTGCAGCCATTCGTCCGGTTACCGCCGTGCGTTTGTGGGGCTAAACAGAGTGGGGGCGCAAGCCCCCTCTTCTAAACTTTTTAAAGGAATTTCATCATGGCACTTCCAAATGGCGCAGGTGGCTATCAATTCGGTGATGGCAACGAAACCGAAATCAACATGGTCACGCAAGTGACTCCTACAGCTAAAGTAGCCGCAGCCACTCTGACTGCTGCTGAATTAGCAACCGGCATCATCACCTACACGGGTGCTGCTGCTGCCTTAACTATGCCTACAGGCGCGTTACTAGACGTTGCTTTTCCAAGCATGAAGGTCAATAGTTGTTTTGACTTTTTTATTATTAACACGGGCGCAACTAACGCTGCTACGGTTACGGCTAGCACCGGCGTAACTTTGGTTGGTGTTGCTGCGGTTGCAGCAGTTACGGCAGCTAATTGGCGTGTTCGCAAGACCGCTGATGCAACTTACGTTGCGTACCGCATTGCAGGTTAATGCGTAGAGGGGCGGGCGATCCTCGCCCCTCGCACAAGGATTTTGAATGCACATTTATCTCAAGCACCCCGTACACGGCAACAAGGTGGCAATTTCCAATTTGGAAGCTGAAAATGACGTTAAAAACGGGTGGGAAGTATATAATTTAGACGCGCCAGCAACAGAGGCTGCGCCTGTGAATGAGTTAAAACGACGTCGTAAAACGGAGTAAGTATGACCACAACCACGGCTGGGGATCAGATTAACGGGGCGTTACGCCTAATCGGTCAACTGGCTGAAGGTGAAGAACCGTCGGCGGCGACCGCTAATGATGCGTTAGCCGCACTCAATCAGATGATCGACTCATGGAATACCGAGCGTTTGTCGGTGTTCTCAACGCAAGACCAAGTCTTCTCTTGGGCACCAAACTTTGCTACCCGTACGCTTGGCCCCACGGGCGATTTTGTAGGTAACCGTCCTATTTTAATAGATGACTCGACTTACTTTCTAGATGCGTCCTCGGGCATTTCGTTTGGTATTAAGTTGGTCAACCAACAGCAGTACAACGGCATTGCGGTCAAGACCGTGACGTCCACCTATCCACAAGTTATGTTTGTAAACATGACTTACCCAAATATTGAGATGACTGTCTATCCAGTACCTACCAAGGTGCTAGAGTGGCACATTATATCGGTTGAGGAACTGACCTCGCCCGCGTTGTTGTCTACACCCTTAGTGTTTCCGCCAGGCTATCTCAGAGCCTTTCGCTACAACTTGGCTTGTGAGATAGCACCTGAGTTTGGTGTAGAGCCCTCACCCCAAGTGTCGCGCATTGCCATGTACTCTAAGCGCAACATCAAGCGCATCAACAATCCTGACGATATTATGTCGCTGCCTTACTCAATTGTTGCAACGCGTCAGCGCTTCAACATCTTTGCGGGCAACTACTAATGAAGTCGCCCATCCTCGGGTCAGCTTATGTGACGCGCAGCATCAATGCTGCGAACAATCGCATGGTCAACTTGTTCCCCGAGGTGGTTGCCGAAGGCGGCTTGGAGCCGGCGTTTTTAAACAGAGCGCCAGGGCTTCAGTTATTAGTTACCGTGGGCACAGGCCCCGTGCGAGGCTTGTGGCAATACGGTGGTTACGGCTACGTTGTGTCAGGCAATACGCTTTACCGCATTGATAACGAATACAACATCACAACGCTTGGCGTGGTCGCCAACGATGGCCCTGTGTCAATGGCTGACAATGGCAATCATTTGTTTATTGCTTGTAATGGCCCGAGCTTTATCTACAACGCCACGACTACCATATTTGCACAGATTACGGACGTAGACTTCCCTGGTGCATTGACGGTGTCGTACCTTGACGGGTATTTCGTATTTATCGAGCCCGATAGCCAGCGCGTATGGGTCACAGAACTGCTTGACCCGTTACTAATTGATCCGCTTGATTTTGCAAGCGCCGAGGGTAGCCCCGACGGTTTGGTGTCATCCATTACCGATCACTCAGAGATTTGGCTATTTGGCACAACCTCGGTTGAGGTTTGGTACAACGCAGCACAAGGTTCGGGTTTTCCTTTAATACGCATTCAAGGCGCATTTAACGAGATTGGTTGCGCCGCAACTTTTTCGGTTGCCAAGCTAGACAACGGGCTTTTCTGGTTAGGCGCAGATAACCGTGGGCAAGGCATTGTTTACCGCTCGCAAGGCTACACGGGGGTGCGTATTAGCACCCACGCAATTGAGTGGCAAATTCAACAGTACGGTGACATCTCGGATGCCATTGCCTACACCTATCAGCAAGACGGGCATTCTTTTTATGTCTTAACCTTCCCTGCTGCACAAGCGACTTGGGTGTTTGACGTTGCTGCGCAAGCATGGCATGAACGGGCAAGTTTTAGTAATGGTAACTTTAGTCGCCATCGCAGCAATTGCCAAATGTTTTTTAATAACGAAGTTACTGTAGGTGATTTTCAAAACGGCAACCTCTACGCTTTTAATTTGGAAGTATATGCGGACGGTACGTTTACTCAAAAGTGGTTGCGCTCATGGCGCGCGTTGCCCACAGGCACCAACAACTTTAAACGTACGGCTCAACATTCTTTGCAATTGAATTGCGAATCCGGTGTGGGTCTGCCAGGAGTAATTGAAATACCAGGAAGTGTTTATTTAAGCCCCATGATTGTGTCAGGCTCAATTGGTATTGTTAATCAAATTGAAATTGTTATAGCTGTAGACGATTTTGTGCAACCTCAAGTCATGTTGCGCTGGTCAGACGATGGTGGCCACACTTGGTCAAACGAGCATTGGCGATCAATGGGCGGCGTGGGCGAGTACGGCAAACGTGTTCTTTGGCGTCGTCTTGGCATGACCGAAAAGTTGCGCGATCGGGTGTATGAAGTGTCAGGCACCGACCCAGTTAAGATTGCAATCATGGCGGCTGAACTTAGCGTTGAGGCCACCAAAGCATGAACATTACTCAGATCCCTGCGCCTCGGGTGCCAATTGTTGACCCCGCTACAGGGCTCATGTCACGCGAATGGTTTAGGTTTTTTAACGCCGTATACGAACAATTGGGTGCCGGTGCGGGCGGTGCGTCAGGCACTTTTACAACAACCGATTTTAAAACCGTGACGGTCGTCAACGGCATCATTACAGGGATAGTCTAATGTCCATCAATTTCTCAGCCTTTGCCGGTGCGGGCGTTCAGTTTTTTGACAGTAACGGTGACCCTCTTACGGGTGGTTTGTTGTACACCTATGCTGCGGGTACTTCTACACCTGTAACAACTTACACCTCCCAAGCGGCCACTAGCAACAACACCAACCCAATTGTGTTGGACGGGGCGGGGCGTACACCAAATGAGATTTGGCTAGATGGGGGATCGTTTTATAAATTTATATTAAAGTCATCGACGTTTGTTCAGATTGGAACGTATGACAACATTCCGGCGGTTAATGATGTAACTACGGTTAACAATCTGTTGACTGTTACAGGCACTAATACGTTAACGGCGTTAGGTACACCTACAGTTGTTGCGTACACGCTCGGTGCGCAATACAGTTTTATTGCTCAAAACAACAACACCAGCGCAGTCACCATAAACATTGATGCGTTGGGTGTTAAATCAGTTACCAAGGTCGGTGCAATAGCACTAGTGGCAAACGATTTAATTGCCGCTGCAACGTATCAAATTATTTATGACGGCACACGCTTTCAATTATTGACCCGTACAAGTGCCTCGCAATTGGTGGTTGGCACAACCGCAGAGCGCCCTGCGTCGCCTTCTACCGGCATGATTCGGATGAACAGCACAACGAGCAATCCAGAGTGGTATGACACTACTACGTCATCGTGGTTGCAATTTAGTCAACCTGCGGGTTACTCGGTTAATTACCTAGTGGTTGCGGGTGGTGGTGGTGGTGGGGCAACGGCAGGTGGGGGTGGCGGCGGTGCAGGTGGGTTGTTAGCAAGCTCATCAACACTTTCTTCAGGTACAGCGTACACAATTACCATTGGTTCAGGCGGCGTGGGTTCAACTGTTAATACCGTCAGCGGAACTAACGGCACAAACTCGGTAATAAGTTCATTAGTAACTGCAATTGGTGGTGGCGGTGGCGCACCGAATGGAGTGCTTACAAATGGCAGTTCTGGAGGATCAGGCGGCGGCGGAAGTAGTACGTCATCAATTGGTGGATCAGGTACATCAGGGCAAGGCAATACTGGCGGAAATGGTGCTTCTAGCCCATCGGGAGGCGGCGGTGGTGGGGCGGGTGCAGTAGGTTCAAATGCTGTTGGTGGGGTAAGTGGCGGAAATGGCGGTGCTGGTTCATCTAGCAGCA